CCGCCGTCCTCGGGTTGGACCGCGAAGCCACCGACGCGCTGGGCCTCACCGATTCCGCAGATACCGCACTGGGGTTCGATCGGTCGGCCACCGACGAGTTGGGCCTCACTGATTCGGTGACGGTGGTCAACGAACTTGACCGTGAAGCCACTGACGAGTTGGCCTTGACCGATTCGGTGGAAACCGTCGCCGACGTTGAGCGTGCCGCCACCGACACCATGGGGCTCACCGATTCGGTAACCGCCGATCTGTCGATGGCCGGGGAGAACGTCAGCACCGACCTGCTGGGCCTCACCGATAGTGCCGCCACCGCAATGGCGGCTGAACGCGACGCCACCGACGAACTGGGCCTCACCGACGATGTGACGGCGGAGCTGTTCACCGCCGCCGACGCCACCGACACCCTCGGCCTCACCGACGACGTGTCTGTGCTCTCCGACTACGACCGGCAGTTCCTGGACACAGTCGGCATCACCGACACCGTCAGCGTGGAGTCGGGCCGGGAAACCACCGACACGATCGGCATGACCGACTCTGTGACGGCCGAACTGTTCGCCGGGGCCACCGTCACCGACGAGCTGGGGATCACCGACAGCGTCGACACCACCCTGGACGCGCACCGCGACGTCACCGACACCATCGGCATGACCGACTCCGTGACGGCGGTGATGGGGTCACCCAACGAGTACACCGACACCCTCGGGATGCGCGATTCGGTGTATCTCGTCTTCAACGGGAAGCTGGTGTTCAACCCTGAACGGCTCCTGGTTGTTCCGGCCGAGGACCGCACACTGCGGGTGCCCGCCGAGGACCGCACACTGGTCGTCGCGGCCGAAAATCGGACACTGCGGGTGGCAGCCGAAGATCGGACACTGCGGGTGGCGGCCGAAGACAGAACCCTGGTTGTACCAGCGGAGAGTCGTACACTTCAGATCGAGTAAGGGGAGACGAAATGGCTTACGCGAACATCGATGACGTCAACAAACTGCTCGATCCCGACGAGCGGGTGCCCGCCGAGGAGGAGGACAAGATGACGGTCCTCCTGGAGGAAGCCACCGACCTCATCATCGGCTACCTTGAGCGCGAATACACCGAGGAAGACGAGGACGAGGACGGCGTCCCCGACGATGTTCCCGGTGCTGTGCGAAGGGTCGCGGCCCGTGTGGCGCTGCGCGGCCTGGAGGACGATCCCGCCAACCCGGGCGCTGAAGCGGAAATCAACCTTATGGGTCCGTTCTCGCACACCATCAACTGGTCGAAGGAATACCAGGGCCGCTCCCTCTATCTCACGGCCGGTGAGGAGCTGCGACTGGACAGGTATAAGGGCGGCTACACCGGGGGCGTGACGCATGTGCCGATGAGCGGGGCGTGCGGCGTGTCCTGGTATCGGGTGGGCTACCAGTGAGGCGGCCGGTGTGGAGCGCCCGAAATCTGCGGTCGTCGGAGGGCGTTGAGCCGTTGGAGCGGCGCGGCCCTGAGCAGACCGGCCCGTACGAGGTTGTGACGCCGCAGCCGAAGATCATGGTCGTCGTCATCGATGAGGCTGACCCGCACGCCAACCAGCGGGACTCGTCGTCTGTGCAGTACGGGGTGCTGTACTGCCTGCGTGAGGATGATGTCCGCGACAAGGACGGGTTCTGGTTCCAGCCGCACCTCAATGGGGTGCCGGTGGGGCAGCGTTACCGGTGGGGCGTGGTGGGGGAGGACCGCTGGAACATCGACCACGCCTTGACGGGTGTGAACTTCGGTGTGAAGCAGTTCCGTATCCGCAGGGGTGGCTGATGGGGTTCTTTTCGTCGGGCAACGATGGCCCCGACCTCGACAAGTTACTGGTCGGTAGCCTGCGGGCGCCGATGCTGACGCAGCTGATGCAGAGCCTGCAGATGAAGGCAGACGTAGGCGCAGTCGCCAACGAGATCAAGGGCCGCTACCTGGCGAAGTATCAGGCCGTCGCACGGCAGACTGGAAACCTGGGGTCCACAGCCAGGGTCACCTATCACCGGGAGCGGACCCGTTACGACAACCGGCATGTCGCCGACTTCACGGTGGGCGGCCCGCAGGCCCCGTACGTGGTGGACGTGGAGGCCGAGCACCACCTGTTGGCGCAGACGCTGCGCGACATGGGCTACCCAGTGGGCGACATCGTGCGCGTCGCGCCGCCCGGCCAGGCTTAGGGTGATGCCATGGCTGTGACGTTCCCCGACTGGTGGACCGAGGATATACGTGCTCGCATCCCGAAGATCGAGGACGTGTGCATACATCTGTTCAGCACACTATTGGCCGGGGTGCATTGCGAATACTGGCTACCCACCGACGAGCAAACTCATCAAATCCTGTTTGAGGCCGACGAAGCCTTTCTGCGAATTGTCAGATTGGGCGGGGAAACGGACTGGGACAACCAGAATGACCACCATCGGGTGCAGTTCGCTGCCGCCAGCAATGACCGGGACATAGCCTGGGATATTCTGGCCTTTGTCCAGCGCGTCCTATACGCTTACGTCGACACTAGGTATGTCGTTATGCCGAACGGAGCAAAGGTCGCGTTGAAGTTCGTGGGAGAAACCCTTGGACCGCTTCTCGACCCCCAGCAAATTCGGGACGCACGATTGGTTCCGGTGACGCTGGAGCTACTGACTCCCTGGCCCAAGGGGGTCGACCGGGTGGTACGGCAGAACCTGGGTCTATAGAGGAAGGTGACAGATGTCCGGTATCTCGACTTACCAGGCGGGTCAGTCTGACCTGGAACTTGCAGCGCGGGACCTGGCCGTGCTGCTCACCCCGTATGACGAAACGCATCCCCTGCTTCCCACGCTGGAAGGGTCCGGTGGCGCACTGGACATCCCCGCCTACTACGTCTCGGTAGGCAACTTCACCAAGTCCGCTGGTGTGACGCTGGGCCATTCGCCTGAGATCACCGACGTCGACAGCCACGGTAAGGCGTCGCCGACTCGGCAGCTCCCCAATAAGCGGGTCATCACGATCGGCTTCGAGCCGCAGGAGACGAAGCTCATCAACCTTGCGCTGTACTGGGGTACGCGCTGGCTGCATGACGCCCCGAACCTGTCCCCGCACGCCGGGTTCGCCGAGGCGATCCCCGAGCTGCCGCTGAACCTCAAGTTCCGCGCGATCCTGTTGGGCTGGGACGACTTCAACGGCGACGACATCTTCATCTACTGGATCGCCAACAAGGTCAACGTGTCGGCCACCACTGACACCGAACTGGTCGACTCCAACGTCATCCGGTATCCGTACACGCTGAACTGCCAGGCCGACGACGAGACGCAGTCCGCGTTGACGGTCGGTATCTGCGGCCCGGGCTGGGAAGCCCTGCAAGACGTGGCCGACGCCGGGTTCGGCGGCTCCTAGCGCATAAGAACAGCCCCCAAGTGGTTCCCCACCACTCGGGGGCTGTCTCCAGTTGCCGGGCGTCACCGTGTCAATTCCGCAGGGCAACACCCATGGTATGGCGTGATAGCTAACCGGGCAACCATGCGCTACAGTCACGCGCATGGGTCGAACCTCCACTGCGGCGCTGCGATCAGTGCCGGTCATCTACACAAACGAGCAGATCGTCAACGCCGCCACGGGCCGTTGGGGAGAGGCCGCCAACGACGTAAAGTTGGCCGAGCCTTACACCATTGGTAAGCCTGACGACACCGAAATCGTCATTACGCCCCTCACCCGGCGCCGCCGCAAGGCCCTCAAGGCCGCCCAGGCCGCCTATCTGATGCTGGGCGCGCAGCTGATGCAGGTGCAGAACGATGAGACAGCCGACCAGGCCACCATCAGCCGCATCCAGGGGCTCATCGATGAGGCCGACGCCACCTACAACAAGGCGTTGTTCGGCGACGCCTACGACGAGATCGTGGAGTTCTACGAGGACCAGCAGGAGGAGTTCTGGGACGCCATGTACCAGAGCGTCCACGATGCGCTGGTGAACCGTGTGGAGCTGCCGGAGGGCGTGTGCTCGAAGTGCGGCCACAAGGCTGAGGACGAGGACGCGGGAAAAGACGAATCGTCCTCGACATCATCGACCGCTACTGGGACGAAATAGTCGGAGACTTCCGCGAAATCTGTCATGTCGACGCATATGACTGGTTCCGCAGCCGGTTCTACCCGCAGTACTACCCCCCCGGCTCGTATCCGTGGGAGGAGTTCATTCAGCTGGCGTTGCACTGCACCAACATTCAGGGCAGCGCCCTGTACGACGCCACACTGGGCGACGAGGACCTGATCGAACAGATGTTCGAGGACGCCAAGGCGGAGCAGTCAGCGAAGGTGAGGGTCAAGAAACCGGAGAATGCGATCGAGGATCGGCCGCCGCGCCGGGGATACACCCGTGAAGTGGAGGCCACCTATGATCTGATAGACAACATTGTCGCCCTACGTGCGGAGATGGGGAGATGGCCGACTACGCAGACCGCGCGAGCGTTCAGCCGCAGACCCTGGTTCCCCGCCGAGCGGGTGCAAGACTTGATGAGCAAGCGGGCACGCCAGCACGTGAATCGGGCTATCGCTGCGGCGCAGGCCCGGTGGTCGGAGCGCAATGACAACGCCGGGGTCGGGACGTAGCTCGATCGGTGTTCGGGTACGCCCGAACTCCGACAACTTCATCCGCGATCTGAAGGCCCAGCTGGCCGCTAAAAAGGCCACCTACTGGGTTGACGTCAAAGCGAATCTGAAGCCCGCCAACAAGGACATCCTCGACTGGTCCAAGAGTCTGAAGACGTGGTCGGACGCCAAGATTCCGTTGCAGGCGTCGATGATTCAGGCCACCAAGGACGTCAACCGGTGGCGCAGCCTGCAGCGCGACATCAAGACGAACATCCCCATCGGGGTGGACACGACGGCGGCCACCCGCGAGTTGGCGGCGTGGCGTCGGAACGTCAAGCGGGACCTCGAAATCCCGGTGAAGATCGACGTGTCGCAGCTGCGCTCCGCCATCGCACGCGCCGCGAAGATGACCGTCAAAGCCGACCTGGACGTCGACACCGACCCGGTGGAACGCAAACTGTCGGGCCTGTTCCTTCCCGGTGGCAAGTTCAAGACGATCAAGCTGGACGCCGACACGTCGGACATCGACAAGGAAATCGACAAGGTCAAGGCGAAGGTCAAAGCCGACCCGCCGAAGACGAAGCTGGAACTGGATGTCGATGAGGCGCAGCGCAAGCTGCGGAAGCTGCGCATCCAGGAGGCCGCCCGCCGTCTGGGCGTCACCATCAATGTGGATGCCGACCCGAAAAAGGCTGAGCTGCAACTGAAGTTGCTGCGGGCGCGGGCCGCCGCACGCGACCTGGAGCTGAAGGTCGGCGTCAAAAAGAACAGCATCGAATCGGTGTTCAAGGCGCTGCGCAGCGTGGAGAAGCGGTTCGGCTCCCTGACTGTGCTGCGATCCCTGGACTTGGGTCCGATCACGCTGGGTAAGCCCACCGGCCTCATCGGGACGCTGGCGACGCTGACCACTTTGGCGGGCCTGATCCCGGGGATTGTCACCGGTTTGGCCGCCCTGTCTGACGGGTTCCTGCGGCTGGCCGGGGCGGCTGCGATCGCCCCGGGCGCCATCGGCGGCATCGTGGCATCGCTGGCGACGTTCGCGCTCGCCACCTCCGGTGTCGGGGACACCATCAGCTCCATGTTCGACCTGTGGAATGAGGGCGCCAGCGAGCAGCGGGCCACCGCGAATTCCCTTGTGTCGGCACATAATTCGTACCGCAACGCGGTGGTTGACGAGGCTAAGGCGCAGCGCGATGTGGGGCGTGCGCGCCGCGACGCGCTGGGTGATCTGCGCGACCTGAACAACGAGCTACGCGGCGGCGTCCTCAACGAGGCCCAGGCGATCCTGGACACGCAGAAGGCCCGTGACCGATATGCGCAGCAACTGCAGGAGGGCTTCGCGTCGGAGACTGACCGGCAGCAGCTCATCCTCGACATCGCCAAGGCGGATCAGTCGCTGGCCGAGACGCGGGAACACAACATCCGCACCCAGCAGAAAGCCAACGACGCCAATGCTCAGGGCGTGGAAGGCTCCGACCGGGTCACCGACGCGCTGGAGGCGCAGAACCGCGCCGCGCAGGCCACCGCTCAGGCTGCCACCGCGCTCGCCGAGGCCGAGGGAAACGGTACGAGCGCCGCCCAGAAGTTCGCCGACCAGCTGGGCCTGCTGTCGCCCAACGCGAAGGAATTCGTCCTCGCTATATCCGGCATGAAGGGCGAAATTCAGGGCTTCAAGTCTGAGCTGCAGGACGTCCTGTTCCAGGGGTTGGGACCGGCGCTGACGACGACGTTCCACAACTTGCTGCCCATCATCGGGCCGGGTATGCGGGAAATCGCGCAGGCGATGAACCAGAACATCCTCACCGTGTTCGACTCGCTGTCGTCGCCGGGCGGCAAGTCCATCATCGAACGCATACTGGGCGGCACCGCCGACATGCAGAAGTCGCTGAATGGGCTGATCGACCCGTTGGTGCGTGGTGTCGGCACCCTGGTCGCGGCGGGCAGTGAGCATCTGCCGCAGGTTGTTGAGCTGATGACGCGGCTGGCCGACCGGTTCGCCAACTTCATCGAAACCGCCGACAAGAATGGCACCCTCGACAAGTTCATGGACGAGGGCATCAAGGCCATTGGGGATTTGGCGGAAACCGGAATCAACCTGGTGAAGATCGCCCAGGACTTCGCGAAAGCGTTCCGGTCGGCGTTCGGCAAAGACATCTTCCAGACCATCAGGGACATCACTGCGGAGTGGCACACGTTCCTGTCCTCGAAGGAGGGCCAGCAGGATTTGCTGGAATTCATCGCCGAGGCCAAGGACCTGTGGGAGGAGTGGAAGCCTGTCCTCAAGGAACTGCCGGGGGTGTTCAAGGCGGTCGGGGACGGCGCGAAGGCTGTGCTGGACGTCGTGCTGCCGTTCCTGCGGGAGTTCGCCCAGTTCGCCAAGGATCATCCCGCGTTGGTGTCGACGTTCATCGGCAGCTGGCTGGGCGCCAAGGTTCTCATCGGTGCGCTGTCCCCGGTGTTGACGATCCTTCGCGGCCTGCTGAACACGGCTCGC